AACGTGATGCTATTAAACTGCCTTTCTCCGCTTGCGATACAAAGAACGGAGTAGCTTATATCCCTATGTATTCCTACAACGAAAACGGGGAGTTACAATACAATAAAACAAATCCCCGAATATTGCTTCTTGACGGTACAAAAGGAGTATTCAAAGGGCTAGAATGGACTACCTTAATTGCAAATAACTACCAGACGTACAAAGGACTAATCAATGATGCAAAGGTAGTGACCGAGTATATCCGTCTCAACAGTATCGAGTTACGAGATTTAGAGATGGATGTACCGGTTTATCTAGCACAATATGGCTGTTATTTGGCTATCATAGAGATAAAGACTAATGAGAATGATATATGCGAGTGCAAACTTTTAAAATTATAATGACATGGAAGAAAATGTAGAAGAAAAGATTCGGAGCATTACCGAACAGGCCAATCAAACTAGAAAAATGCTTTTAGAAGAGTATTTGGGACATTCCATCTCTATGGAGGAGGCTATAAATATGGAAATACCGGACGAAGCTCTGGATCATCTAGGAGATTTGTAATTTAATGACTAAATATAAAAGACTATTGAAGATATGGCAAAATTTAATGAACAGATAATTCAAAAGTGTGTTGACTGGGTATGTGAGAACGGGCTTATAGATTATGGTGGTACAAAGCTTATTGATTTTTGTAATGTAATGGGAATCGGAAAGAGTACCTATTACCGATGGATGGAAAATGAAACTTTCGGAACTGCTATAAAAAAAGCGAAAGAAGATTTCAAAAACGGGTTAGAACGCAATGTTGTTTCTTCCCTTGCAAGGTCTGCCATTGGGTATGAATACGAACAGGTTTCTTCCGAATACTATATGGAAGGCAAGAAAAAGAAGTTGAAAAAGGAAGTAAGAAAAAATGTCCGTGTTGAGCCTAATGTGGGAGCTGGTATATTCCTTCTTACAAACCTTGCTCCTGATAGATGGAAGAACAAACAGAACACCGAGCATTCAGGAGAAGTTTCTACAGGATTGACCGTTGTAGTCAAGAACCAGGAAGAAGCGGATTTAATCAAACAATTAAAAGAACATTAGTTATGTCTGCACCTAAAGGAAACCAATTTTGGAAGTTGAGAAATAAGCATGGGAGAAGCAAGCGTTTTGCTTCTCCTGAACAGTTGTGGGAAGCAGCCTGTGAGTATTTTGCCTATTGTGACAGGACTCCATGGAAAGTAATCAAGAATAAAACGAAAGGAGAAATAAAGGAAAAAGAAGAAAACCCTACACAACGTCCTTACTCTCTGACCGGGTTAATGGCTTATTTAGATGTTAGTAAGTCCTTTTGGAACGATTTTAAAAAAGGTAGTCATGAAGATTTTTCCGTAGTCATTACACGCATAGAGAATGTCATCAGGACACAACAATTAGAAGGTGCTATTGTTGGTGCGTTTAATCCCAATATAGTTTCCCGAATTATAGGTCTTTCTGATAAACAAAAGGTAACTCATACCATCAACAGTAAAGAGTTTAAAGGCTTTGATTTCTTACCTTATATTCCCAAAGCAGATGAAAGTATATGAGGTTTTAGCATCAAGCCGCTTTCTACTTGCTACAATGAACAGAAACGGAGTGAGCGCAGATGATATAATGTATCTTGATATGTTCTATGAGTATAGAGATATGCTTGCAGAAGGACGAAAAAAAGCCGAAATTCGGGACTTTCTTTCAAACAAGCATAAGCTATCAGCCTCAACAATAAAAAGAGTCATAAAACGTCTGAACGATGAATATAAATTATAGTTTTAATGGCTAAGTATAAACAAAAGTCCCGAACCAATCAAGGAACGGGGCTTATTATTTCTCTCATTTCAGCCTTTGCCAAAGGGGAAAGTTCTTTCATATAATTACATTTAAAAGCGGCTGATTCCAGGTCAAGCACATCATAACGAACGCCGGAACGTAACTTTCCATCAGCATCTTTATATTTCTTCACTATGCCAGCTTTTACCCATTTAGTAACATTTCCTTTGCCATACCGGATATGTGCCTGATTTTGAGATATAAATTGAGATTCTTTAAAGGAGTTGATCCGTTCTTTTTTACGACCCAGATTTTCTGCAAATTCTACTAGCTTAAACAGCAATTCTTCGGATATGGCTACAATCATATATATTTAGCAATGATTTCCTCAAATTTCGTTTCCGGCATCTTTTCTATTACTGGGAGCATCACATCAAGATACATACAATTAGCAAAACGAAAGTTTCCCTTTACTATATTCAACGTACGCACCTGTCCAGCAAACCTGTACAACCCATCGAACAAATAACGGTGTATGTCACACAATCCTTTTACGGTTCCCACCTCAATACGATCTATATCTCCAGTTTCAAACAAGGCATGAGCTTTGCAAAAGCTCAATTTATCTATTTCATTTGTATTCATACCCTATTGCATTATAGACAAATATCTTTGCAAAGAGGCTATTTCGGCCTCAACAACAAGTTTTTGAAAGGCTTCCGGCTTATTCTCTGTATGAGATTCTTCCAGTGCTTTATAATAACTTATTTTATCCTCATTGCTACCTTTTAAAGTAACCAATGTATACCCATTCCGTAAAAGATAAAGATTCATCAATAAACGTGACGTTCGCCCGTTTCCATCAATAAACGGATGAATACGTACAAGTTCGTCGTGAAGATATGCGGCTATAAGTACCGAATGTACTTTTTCTTCCTCCATCTGTCGGTACTTTATCATAAAATCCTCCATTTGTTTCTGTATTAGATAAGGTTGTGGCGGCATGTGGGTACTACCGGAAATCATAACGGGAACGGTGCGATACCGCCCGGCATTTTCACGATCTATTCCATGCAAGATAAGAGCATGTATTTCTTTGATAGTGCGTTCGCTTATCTCTATATCCTTCTTCGCTATATCTTTGATATAATCAATAGCTTCGCTATGATTGATAGCTTCCAAATGTTCACGCATAGACTTGCCGGATATGGTAACGCCTTCATTTACCACTAAGGCGGTTTCCTGCAATGTAAGGGTATTACCTTCGATTCGGTTACTTTCGTAAGTGTATTCTATATCTAAGGCGTCCTGTATCTTTTGCAACGCATCTTCCGGTAATGGACGTAAAGCGGATAACTCTTCTTTGAGTGTGTCAGCTTTATCTAACAACTGTTTTAAATCTTCATTCATGACTATTCTACTTTGATATTATAAAACAATTTCTCCGCTTTCTATTCTATCCAGCAGCCAGGACAAGTCCGATACGCTATTTATATTGTAATTGGTATCTCTTATGCGGATCACTCCAATAATACCACCGGAAGAAGAAGGTCCAAACAGTTCTGTAATATCAACCTCTAAAGCTGATGCAATCTTTTCCAATGTTTCAAGCGTTGGATTTCCATTTATAGCCCGACTTAAACTTTCTCTTTTCATTTCCATTTTATCGGCAAGGTCTTGAATTGTAAGCCCTTTTTCTTTACATACCTCTTTTACTGATAGTTTCATAATTATGTGATATTAAATGTTATAGTTGCAAATATACTCACATGAAACGTATATTATCACGTCCATTCGGTTAAGTAACGTTAAATATCAAATTTTATAAGATTCATATTTTGCAAATGTGACAATAAGGGTTACATTTGCATCATAAAAGTAACATTAATAATCACGAAACATGAAAAGATACGATTTAAGCAAGATAATGAAAAAAGCTTGGGCCCTATTTACGAACGCCCGTGCAAAGTACCCGACATTTGCCGATGCACTCCGTAAATCTTGGAAAACAGCAAAATGGGAAAAGTCCATAGCAGAAAAATGCAAAGCAATCGAAGAGGAAGAAAAAGTACATGAAGAAAAGGCACGTGAGAAAAGAGAGCAAGCCGCTATTAGTTCGGTTCTTTTTCGTGCACAAATCGAAGCCGACCGGATCAGAAGAGAAGCGGAAGCCAAAGCGGAACGCATGAAAGCCGAGATAGCAGCACGCAAAGAGGGTATCTCTTATAATGAATACCAGGACCGTATTAGTCGTGCAATGGGCTACGGATGTGGGTTGTATTGTGGTGATTGATTATTAATCGGATGGGGTCGTAAAACGCTACCCCATCATAAAATATACACTATGACAGAAACAAAGGTCTACAAGCTCCACGAGAGCAAGCAAGTAGAGGATATTACTACCATGCTAAAGATAGAAGGAATAAAGCATAATGTATTCGAATACGAAGAGTACACAGCAATAGAAGTGACCGGCACACCATTAGAAATAATAAGAGCCTCCACGATATACCAACAGGTTACAACTCTTAAACTATAACGAGATGGAAATATTGATAGTATTAGGTTGCTTGTATACCGGATATCGTTTTTTCAAGAAGCCCGGAGAGCACTTCTTTGATATTTAATCAATTATGAACGTAACACTAATTGTCTGTATCATCCTTCTTGCTTTCTGCGTATGGGATGAAATGTTTAACGATAACAATGGGAAACCATCAATATAAAATACAACTATGGGAATGATAATAGAACCCGCCAGCAAAGAGCGGACAGAGCAAGGAGAGCAGTTTATCGAAAGGCTGCTGAAGCTTCTACAGAACAACGATAAAGTAACGGTTAACATTATGTACTGCCAAACTTGCGTTATTGATAGCTTAGCTAGTATAGACTCTGGCACTAGTTATAATGTTAATCTAGGCAAAGACGGTTACACCGTACTAAATGAAATGGTTTACAACTCACATCCACTAGTGTCCCATTAAAATTGGGACGAATTAAAAATTAAATAAACTTGGCCCATTTGGTCCGAATCGTTCTTTGTCATTTTGAAATTTAGTTTTATCAAAGAGGTCTCTCAGATGAGTTTTATCAGTCAATGAGATGCTCAATATTTGTAGCACTTCGTATGTACTTCTATCCAGTTGCATATCGTGTTGAATGATTGCCACCAAACAGTAAGTGCATATTGCAGCATATATCTGTATTCGAACAGCATTCTCTGTAGTCCCCCAAAATCTTTTGATTTTAAGGTGCTGCTTTAGCCACTTGAAAAACAGCTCTACCTGCCAACGATTTTTATAAAGTTCAGCAACTTGAAGTGCAGATATATGCATGGCATTGGTTATGAATGTAAATTCTCGTTCTTGTTCTTCATCCCAATATTTAACCAGTCTAAGTGGCTCCGGATAATATTGTTTAGGATAGAATCCAGTTAGAAGTATGCTCGCGTCTGAAAACACATTCTTAGGCAGCCTACGTTTCCATTTGATGGATTTGTATTGAAGGTTCTTTTTTGCTCTGACAACGAAGTAGGCTTCAATCTGATGAATCTTATACAGCATCTTGAAGTTGTTATAACCGCGGTCAAAGATGTAATAAGAGCCTGGTTCATAAGGAATCTCATTCATTACTTTAGAATCGTGTACGGATGCTTCCGTGATATGAAAGAATGCAGGTATCTGTGTTTCTATATCATATAATGTATGCACTTTGATACCACCTTTCTTCTTGCGGAATTTAGCCCACCAAAAGACTGAAAGGCACAGGTCAATAGTTGTCGAATCGAAAGCATAAACGTTGCCACCAAGTTTGAAAATATGAGTAACACGCTTTTCTCGTGCTTCGCTAACTAGGTAGTAAGCGTATTCTTCAAAGATATGATAGTCCCTATCTTGATTTGCTCGTGCCAGCGATGACTTTGATACGTTTTTACCCATTCCTAAATGATAACATTTGGAATGATGGGCTTCAAGCGCAACTATTAAATCTCGCAGACTTTCACGATTAGAAAGTTGACCGAACATCAAAGCAAGTAGTTGATTCCAGCAGGTGAAATGCTTCACATATTTGTCGCCATCATACTTGGCAACAATGCGGTTAAACTTACTTCGATTCAGAAACGAAGCCAACTGAGCAAAAACGTATTTGTCTTGGAACATATGCTATCAGATTAATCTGATACAAAGCTACGAATTCAAGTCCGTTCGCTCGAAAAACCTCTGTAACTAACTAAATTTCAAATATTTCAAAGAACTATTTTAGATTTTAATGGGACAGCAATGATACAAAATAGAAAATAAAAGCAGGCATACTAAAACTGATTTTTGGTTCTTCGTCAAATTTGGTGGTAATCTCTTTTTTATTTCACCGGTCTTCTTCTTTCTTAATCCTATTAAAAGTTG